TTGGATTTAGTTCTTTTAAGCGTGTGAATGGAGCGTCTTTGACATAGCCTTGGGTCCGATTATTTCTCTTAGGAGTAAATACTGATCCTGCAACGTAAGGGTGCCTGTCACGTAGTAGTTGATAAGTTTGCTCAAGCTCTCGTCTGAGAGTAGATGCAAGTTCCCATGCAGAGCGTTCATCAAAATACCATCCATGTAGTTCCTGTTTTGTGAGGATGTCGGCGGACTCATGTTCTAATTTAATCCACTCAGGTATGGTTGAAAATGTTTCCAAAGTTTGTTCGTAACAACAACGTCTTGTATCATGTAATCTTGCATTTCTTGTGACCACTCCTTCCAATCTGTGTCCTTACCAAATGTACCTTTGTTCTCAGATAGACGATAACCGTAAGCTTCTAGACTATGGCGACCATATAATTTAAGAGGCATGTCTTTCCAGACACGTTTCTTATCTATATCTAGGAGGTTCGGGTGATACAAACGACTGAGCAGAAGAGTATCCAGGCAATCACCAATACGTCTAAACCAGGGGTATAACTTATTAATGATAGCAAGATCGTACCCAATAATGTTATGCCCAATAATACACTCAGCGTCCTCCAGATACTGAAGACCTCTAATAATTGGTTCAGTAGCTGCTTTATCTGTTGCATGTTTAAAGGATTGGTCATTGTAAACCATTGTTTGATCAGTTTCTGTATCATAAATACAGAGACAGTGGATCTTGGTAACATCACAGAGTAATCCGTCAGTCTCTAAATCAAAGATCAGCATTACTTACCGTGCCATTTGTATGTCTTATCGACAAACTGTGCTCTAGCAATTGCTTGAGTTGTTGGTGGGTTAGGACGTTTCAATTCAGAAGTCTGTTGATGGGTTGAAGTCTGCTGTTTCTGTTGTTTCATTGAATTTACAGGTAGATAAATCATAATTTAATCGACAAGCAACGCCTGTTTCCCCAGAGTAGCGATTTTTGAGAATTCTAACAGTTGTATCAGAGTGTTTAGATCCACTCTGCTGATCTCTTTCGAGTCCAATAACTGCATCGCTAAGTTGAGCGATTGCCGCACTTCCTCTAAGTTGTCCGAGTGTAACACGTGCACCTTCTTCATGATTTTGATCCGATGATGTGCGCTTAAGATGCGACACAAGAAATAAAGCAATGCCTGTGCGCTCCACTAGTGAACGTAGGCGGGTCATAGTAGTGTCTATCATACGTCGCTCATCTCCATCCAATCCACTGAGGAGGATGGATAGGTGATCGAGAAAGATAACCTTGGTATCAAGACCTGCAGCAAGATATTCAATACGATTGTAGATGATATCAGGATCAAAAGATCCAAACCCATCAAACAAAAATAAATCCCAATTGGCAAGCGTTCTCTCATAGGCTTCAGTCAACGTAGAACGATCGTGTTCACCCATGTGTAATGCTTTACCAACAATAGGAGACATAAGTCCTAAAGCAGTACGGCGGTTTGACTCTTCAAGTGCCAAGTAACCGACCCGTTCTCCTTTCGATAACAAATGAGCTGCCAAGTCTCTACAGACGGACGACTTCCCTTGGCCAGATCCTGAAGTAATCGTGACAAGTTCTCCGTACCGTATCCCGTGAAGCTTTGCTTGTAATCCTTGAAATGGATAGTCATGATCAGATGGTGGTGATGGTGTAGTAACTAATTCAAGTAATGATTTACCATCTACAATACCATCGGGACGATATTCTCTACGTTTAAAGAATGCATCATCGATAGCTTTGTAATCATTAGCTTGTAATGCGTCTGAGAGATCCTTGTGTGCCTCTAGACGGGCTATGAATGCTCTGCCAGGTGGTAACACACTCGCAGCCTCTTCAGCAGCCTTCTGTCCTGGTTCATCAGAATCAAACCAAAGTACAATTTCACTGTAACCTTGGAGGAATTCTAAGTTCTTTTGTATTGCTTTTTTAGCACCAGCTGCACCACTAGGTAGTGAAACAACAGGCCAAGTAGGAAATAGTTCTGCATATGATACGCAGTCTAGTTCTCCCTCTGTAATAATAATACGTTTACCACTGTTGCCCCATAAGTATTGGGCGAAGAATGTACCAGGTGAGTCTCCTTCGTAAGTAAACTGTTTGTCTTTTGTTTTAACCTTAGCACCTTTGACAATGCCAGATTGATCGTGATAGTAAAACCTTAGTTTATCGCCATCACGATATACCTTGTATTTTTCACAAGTTTGTTGAGAGATTCTTCGTTTCTGCAGCCGTTCAGCTGAGCCTTTAATCTGCACGTGGTTTGTATGATGAATGTGGATTGGCTCTTCATCACCTTGAGTATATGCATGACACACAAAACAATAACCGTGACCATCAGTATAGATACTATTACCATCTGATGAGCCACAATTGTTACATGCTTCATGCCGAATAAATTCAGATGAGCCAGTTAAGGGGGATGTTTTTGAATGATGTCCAAAGGATGTCATGTCGTTCGCACCACTTTGCATAAGTGGTTTTACTTTTCTTACTAATTTTATTGTATGGAGATTGAAAGACCATGCGTAGATCTAGATCAGGGTTCAGTAGTTTAACTGCCTTGATCTTCCTACGATCTTCAGCTTCCCAATAGCCTTTACATTCTAGATGTATGCCATTGGGTAAGATAAAGTCAGGGCAGTACAAATGCTCAATTACATATGGAATCTTGACGGTTTCGTATTCATACTTAACTCCAAGCTCGACAAGTAAATCAGCAACTTTCTCCTCAAGCCCGGAGCGGAATGCCATCAATCCTCCAACGCTTTCTCAATAAGCTCATCAACGATCTCATTGATAGCACGTTGCATTTCATATCGGAAGTCATCACGGGATTTCTTCCATTTGGTTACACTAATCTCAGGCAGATTGACAGTCATGTCACACCGGTAGAGACCAAGCATATCATCGACAGTAATTTTAGCATCAACCATTAGAAGTCGTCCTCAGTTTCAGTAAGTGTGGGTGTAATGTTAGGTTCAGAAGCTTTAAAACCTTCAGTAGTGCCAAACATGGCTACTACATCTTCAGTGCTCATGTCACCAGTGTCTACACCAGCTCCATTATTGAGAGACACCAGTTGTACACCAACCAGTTTAAGGCTCGTGCCATAAGTGACTCCATCACGTAAGATATAGGGTTTCTGATAGAATGCCAACTTGACACGACTACCAGCATACATAGGTGTAGCTTCATCTGTAATCTGTACGCCTTGCGTATCGACAACAGGTGGACGGTTCTCTTCGTTCCAGCTGAACTTGACTTTGTATTGTCCATCAGCTACTTCTTCCCATGGTTCAGGCTTTAGTGTAGAACGCTTAGGGTTCTTTAGTTTACCTTCTGCCCACTTGAGTGACTCAACACGGTCATCTTCAAGGGTATCAGCCATTGACTGATCGACAATAGCAGCTAGTGAATAACCAAACTTACTTGGTTTCAGTACAGCTTGGTAGCCTTCCAGGACTACAGGCTGTTCGGTTTTGTGGATGTTGCGTGGCATTAACAGAAAAAATAAGTGGATTCAATCACGGATTCTGGTTCCAGATCTCCAATGATCGGTGGGTCAGTCTCCGCTTCTATTTGAGTAGCGAAGTCTTGTAAGTAATCATGCTCTGCAAATAAATGCATGTATGTTTTTCGTACTATGAAACTGAGTAGCTCCATGTCTGTAGCACGACACAATACAGAGTCATGTATTAGAGCAATAGGTGCATCGAAAGCTAATGCACTGAAATGTAGCAATGAGGCATCGAGTGAATGTATAAGATTAGGTGCTGTTGCGTTCTTGTGGTGTTGCTTATCTACCTTGTCACTATCTTGTGTAGCAACAGTGAGTTTGCAATCACCCATCAACTGTAAACAAATACGCACTGTTTCTTTCTTCATTAGTTTTTGATTGACAACAAAACCTGATGGAGTAGTCCATGTTAGTTTTGTTTTACCTCTGTCGATTGCATTAGCAACCTCAGATTCAATCCAACTCATGACAGCCATAGGACCAGGTACAACCTCATCCATAGCATTTCTAACAGCGACAACAGTCTTTGTCAAGTCATCTTTCTCAATCTCAATACCTTTCTCTTTTAGTGCGTCCTTGATGTACCCACGGTTTGAGAATGGCTTTGCATTGTAAGGTACGGTCATCACTACTCTTTTGACTACCTTTCTATCCATATGATTACGAATAGAATTAGGGCAGAAAGGAGCAGCAGTATTAGCAACGACAGCATAAGCATCCTGTGGTTTTGTAGAAGGTATAACGTTAACTAAACTAGCAGTAGATTTATCTCTAGCTAATCCAGCTAATATTTGTAACCCACTACATGTAGCGTCAGTAGCAACTATACCACCTGTTGTTGTCTTATCTTTAATTAAGACACAATGATAGTATTCATCACATGCTGCTAAAAACTGCCAAGGTTCGGCAGCTGCTTCCCATTCGTGAATGTGGCGGATTGGATCACATGCGACCATAGAAATGATATGAGTATTGTTTTTTACCCAATCTAATCTATCGTCAATAGTGTCTTTATCACGACCATAAGTAGTAGCAACTTGGAAGGCTAACCATTTTTCAGCATCTTTATTTACCTTTGCTTCTTCAGCAAAGCGAAGTAGACTTTTTCCAAAGTCAGTATCTTGTGGTGTTAAGAATGCAGGAATTGGGTAAGCTCTACCTCTATAATCAAAAGACCAAGGAATAAAGAACTTATCTTTATCTTTAAATCTTTCTACTGCTTCCATTGTCATTCTTGTTCTACATGACTTCTTAAACTCTTGAGCTTGTAGATTGTAAACCTCAGCAGCTTGTCTATTATAACTATGACGAGCTTCTTTATTAGTTGCTATATCTACAGGTTTAGGAGGTAAGTCATGATGAATGATAGGGAGAAACTTACCGACAGCTCGTTCCAATCTATCTAGTTCTTCCGCTACACCCACAATAAAGGGGTTTAGACGGTAAGCAACCTTCTGAATTCGATTCAAGAACTCAATAGGTCTCTCTCCCTGTATAAGGGTCCGATCTGACCTACGCACCATATCATGACCTTTCATTACCTCATTTAGAAGATAACCTCCACATTTTTCATGTGTCCAGTCATTAGGTTCAATGAGCATAGGCCATGCAAGTGGGCTGAATAACTCAGCATCACGCATTACTGCGTCCTTGATCTCAAGAAATTCAGGGGTTGGTACAACATGTTGAGTAGTTTTACGTCCAATACGTTGTAAATCTTTTGTAAACCATCCACTACTTTGCATTACGCAATCAAGTAACCAACCGCCAAGTTTAATACGATTAGACACACCCCATGTTTCCCACTGTTTAACATTATAGCGGTTCATTAAGGTACGAATTACAACTACTTTTTGTTGTGTACCAATTGAACGATGCCAGTAGTTTTCTTTTAGTGTGTGTAGTAAACCTGGTGCATGTGTTTCGTAGTGACGCATCTGGCATTCTTGCTCAATAGCAAGACCAATAGCACTACACACATTTACTACTTGATTACTTTTATCTTTGTATGAGAATACCTTATCAAAGGTTAGTTTAATAGCTAGTGCAGCAGCAGCTAATGGTTCTACATCAGCAAGATATTGTGCAATCTCTTTGAATGCTACACCTGTTTTACCACGTTTGATTGAATACTCTACAGTGTTCTCAATACGTGCCACCACAAGAGGCAACAAGGTATCGATAGAAGCAGCTCCATATACAGTAGCTGACGCATACGATTTGTTTTCTAAGTCGTAAGTGTTCTTGTGTAAACGCTTGAGTCCTTGTGCAATAGCATCACGCTCAAGTTGTATCTGTTCGTCAATCTCTGCTGGTGTCGGCAATAGGCTCCTCCGCTGCGTCCTTGCTGGACGTGTATGTGAAATCGTAACATTGTGCTAGCTCTGGGTAGGCTTCACTTAGTTCCTCAAATTGATCAATCGTAATCAAACTCATCGTGGTTATGTGGTGTAATAAATTGTAGTTCTGAATCAGTACATACGATAAACTCAGACTTATCAGCCATCAACTGCTTAACTTTATTCTCAGCAGCATATTGTTTTTGGTACGTGTACTCTTTGACTTTACCTTTTGATGTAGTTTCTCTGATGATACAACAAACAGAGGAGGGTAGTTCCCAACCTCTGAGCTTCCAATCTACAAATTCTTCATAGGTTGGTGCATATAAAAACTCATCAGGTACTTCCTTCCATTGGCGCCAGTTGTTAGGTAGATACGGTTTCTTACCAGTCATCGTCATCCAGATAAACATCTTTTAGTTTAGAAGAGCCACCGGACAATTCAACAGCAGCGTGTAACGCATGCTCCAAATCGGGTGCAAGTAACCACTGCACCTGCTCGTCTGTTGTGACATAGCGCCACGTCTTGAGGCGTTGTTTTTTTAGCATTAGTCTTCTGTTTTGTTTTGTAGTGCATGAGCATACTGCTTGACAATACGCTCTGCTTTGGCATACTTACGCTTTAAGTATGTGATGAATGCTGGTGTCATTTCTTTGAGTAGTAGCGTGAGGTAATACGGTTTGAACGCTGATAGATAACAGCAGTCGAGAACAATCCTACCATACCAATGATGGCAAGAATGATAGTTGATTCATTCCAAATCATAATGCTGCGTCCTTGCTGAAGTGTATGTGTTATGAAAAATATATAGTGACACCAGATGATGCCACTATGTATTACTTAAGATCAGAAGTTCTGATTAAAGAAGTAGTGTTCGGAGTCAAAGTACACTGTAAAGTAATCGTAACGCAGCGCTTGATGCCACACTAGTTCCCAATCAATGGCGTACTGTACCCAAGTAGGTAATGCATCTATCTCAGAAGAATAAATATCACTCATCAAATCCTCACAGAATGTCGCCTCGTCACGATAACAACCAGCGTACGCATCTTCTAATTGTGAAATTTCAGTGATACCGTACGATGTCAATTCCTCCATGAATTGCTCAATGTCAGCAACATCCTCAGACTCAATAATCTTGGAGATAGCTTCTTCGTAGCGTGAAAGAGTAGGTGCAATCATAGTTGTGTGAATGTGTTGTTTGATGAGTGACAAGTTAGTTAATCAAGCAAGAGTGAAAGAAGAAACATCGGAGTCATTGAGGCAATACTGGTTAACCCACTTGCCAAATGATTTGACATTGCCAAAGATAACGTCAAACATTCCATCTTCGCTTACATTGCTGTAAAGATACTGCTTACCGTTGTTGAACGTTACAAGTGCTTGACTTGCTGCTTGGTTTACTTCGAGATTCTGAATAGCAGAAGACTTGATGGCGTTACGTGCAGAAGGTGTGAAGAACATGATGTAATAAATAAGGTGAATAACGTAGGTGTGAAACCTACATCTAACCACCGTAGTGTGCGTTAGCACGCACTAGTGGCTAGAGGTAAGTATCAGCTATGGTTAGCAATGAACTCGTCGAGAGTGTAACCGTCGTCTGTGTCAGTGTCAGCAACAAGCTGATCATAAGACAAAGAATCTAAATAGTTACGATACTCTGAAGATGACATGTCATTGTCAGGATCGTAATCGTCATGACATAGATAGTCATACTCATGAGACAATGCGTCGATGAGTTGTGCACGCGTGTATGTGATACTAGACATAATCAAGCAGCAGATTGAAGAGTGAGAGGATTAGCATCGAAGTTGTCTGAACACTTACTATCGTAAGCAAGACAATACTTGTTAACCCATGAACCAAGACTGATGGTATCTTCTAACAATAGTTTGGCAATAGCACGACGACTGACATTGTTATAAGCATAACGCTTAACAGTCTTGTTAGTGTTCTTGTAGTATACAGTACACCAACCACACCAAGGATTGACGATGATGTAATCAATGAAGGATGATGAACGAATGATAACAAACGCTTTGTTGAGTGGATTGGAGAACATAGTGTGATTGGTTGTGTACTTAGTTAGTATGGCAGAGAATGGAGAGAAAGTCAAGCAGTAGTGGACAGTTCCTCACGTGTCATATGGTATTGATAATTACCATTAGACATCCGAGCACGTTGTAGTGCACGCTCTGCATCATACTGTGCAGTGTAGTAATCAAAGTCTTTTGATACACCGTTAGCGGTGCGAGTCAAGACGAAGCGGAATGTTTGTTTGTTCATGCTTATAGTATGGCATAGAATCGGTAGGAAGTCAACGGTTAGTGTGCACTTTGCCAACTGTCACACTCTCCAGTAATACCATCTAAGTAGTCTGCAATCATGTAAAACCACATGTCATTTTCATAGCAATCATTCATACCACTGTACCACATAACGTCAACAGTTTCATCGATTTGTTGTTGCTTAGAGTTCATGGAATACCTCGATTGTGTTAGTGACAATGATGCCATTTAGTTTTGCTGGTTTGTTACGCTTAGCACGTTTCTGTACATCACACCATAATAGTGTACGCATTGGTTTATCGTGCAGTGTGAATGTGGTTTCTTTTAATCTCATTAAACACGTGCAAATGTGTAACCATTCTCAAACTGATGAATCAATTTATCATCAGTGATAAACCACTCAAACTTATGCTGATATACACTGCAAGTGTAACCATCACACAATGAGTTGATGATAGCATTTAACCTAGACTTAGTTGTATTGGATTGATATCCACCATCAAATATACTTACCTTGTTATAAGTTACAGTTGCAATGTGATTACCGTGAAGATATACTAATGAACAGTTATTGTCGTTTGTATATACTTCAGTGTTATCCTTATGCCAACATTTACCTAACTTAATTGCACTGATCATCTCGCGTTCAATCTGTCTCATAGTGTCTCTCCGTTTGGTATGCATATAGTATGGCACACTGTACAACCAAAGTCAATACCTCGTGTGCACTTCGTTAACTGGCGCAACAGATGTCGTGCAATATATACACGGATACGTGTACCTTGTTAAATATTATTTACCACGGGTAATCGCTCGCGCTACGCGCTCGCTAATTGCGCGCCATGTTAACACATAGTGGACATGATTGCGGAAGCGAGCGTAGCGAGCGGCAATGATCAGTATATTTGATACCCCATGGGGGTAATATTTGCGTTACTTATATGATATATGGGTTGACAAATTTATGTTATTTTTTAAGAGCCTCTTTCTCGTTAGCGTAAGGTTCCGACATGACGAAACTAGTATAATCGGTAAAATACTGTGGAAAGTAGGACCAAACAGGTAGACACTGTTTAATATTATGATAATTGGAGGTACAAATAGTAATAAACAGTGTTAAGCAGTTAAGAGCCTGTTGAATTGATACTAACATCAAACATTGCGTTATAAACGATAGGGAATTGCTGTTGGATGAGAGATTTAACGTTATCAGCTATCAATTTGTGTTCATATTGGGTACCATTAGCACATCTCAGGTCAGTATAGTGCAACCAGGAGCGGAGTGTACCGTTCATATAGAGTTTAGTGGGTGTTGAGAGGGGTAAGATGTCTCTTGCACACTCTTTAGCAACACCATGATCTAACATATCTGTATATAAGTCAAGGGATTGCTTATATAGATCTTGAGTACGCATTTCAAACTGTTGTGTAAGGAATGGATCTAGATCATCAATACTATTCTGTCTATTCTTAGTATCTTGTCTGCGTAGGTTAGGCAGTTGTGGCGTGTTAACGACTTGAGCGTAGCGTTGGGAGAACTCTTGGAAGGAGAAGGAACGGTGACGAAGGATTTGACTAGCAACACTTCGGGTTGTGTCAATCTGTACACACATATTAACCATTTCAAAGGGTGACCAATGCTTATGTTTAATTAGATATTTAATAAGACCTGTATAGTTATCATTATCTTGATTAGATGGGTTAGATACTCTAGCCATATAAGCTATCAATGATTCAGCATCGGGTGTTACGTGAACGAGTTCTACGTTATGCATACAGTAGTATAAGTTGTGATGGGATTAATAAAGAGTGGTATTAGGCAGTATAATATATACTCCAAGATTCAGTAGTATTAAAGGAGGAATGAGAGCTTGTCTCGAATTCCTCCCTTTGAGCAGTCGGGTCCACCCTTCCCTTCTGCCTATAAGGGTCCGACCTGGTTAAACCCAGGTAGGGACTGAGTTTTTAGGATTAGAGTTAGCTTGTTGTCTTTGTGTTAAATTCATGCCTAATACTAAGTGATTAGCAGATGATTCTGGGTCGTCAAAGAACTCTTCTAACATAGCATTCCACTCTGTACGTTTACGATCTTTGATAGCTTCTAGGGCAGAGATACCCATAGCATCTGTAAAGTATTTAATACCTTGAGATAGAGCGTCTAGTCTATCATCATGTCTAATTGCACCTTTTTCACGACACATCCTAGACATTTGATAGAATAGCATGTATAGTAGTCGTTCTTCTGGTGCAGCATCAGGATTAGACTTAAAGTCTTTTTCAACTACGGAACGGTCAATAACGAGTCGATGTTGATTGAGGATGGGTTCAAGGGAATCGATGATTCGATCTTCTTTTCTAACATTTGCTCTGACTTCTTCAATATCAATTCCTTGCTTTGTTTGTTGAAGATGTTTGCGGAACAACTCGCTAACAATCCCGTCACCAAAATTAGTTTCAATGAGTAGCTTAGATACGCCATACTTTTTACAACCTTTTAGAATATCGAGTAGTGTTTGGTCGGAGTACCCGTCTCTGTAAGCTCGCATGTCGTGCAAGTACAAGAAACCGTTGCGTTGTGAGATAAAAGCTGCAGCTGTTTCATCCGTTCCACGGCCCGACGGGTCAACCGAACATATTGTTTCTTGGTAAGAGTCCCACTCTCCTTGTAACTGCATTGGAGAGTAGAAATAATCTCCAGGTAGACCAACTGTTGGGAGGTCTTTAATGACGTTTTGTGGATCGGAGCACCAAACGACGGATTCTGGAGCAGTAGTGGGGTTAACAGAAGTGACAATAAGGTCAGCACATTTAAGGGGGAATTTTTCTGCATCAGATAAGGAGGTGTCTAACATAAATTGTAGCATGAAGTTCGACCGTCCCATGGACGCTTCACGCTCTACCAGATCATCATTATCAAATCTATCATCTGTTACTTCCCATTTCTTAGCACCTTTATCGATGTCTTCGACAAGTTGTGGTGCTAGGAGACCTTCGTATTGACTAACTTTACGAGGGTATCTAGCAGGCCAAACGAATGGTTTGTAAGAACGTTCTGCTAGTTTACGATATACAGTAAAGGTAGTCTGAGGTGTTCCGAGGAACATAATACGGCTATCTGGTTTAGGAGTAAGGATAGATTCAGCTTCAGTACAGAGTTGTAGAAGTTTCTCCCTCATAAATTCAGTCATTGAGTTACCAGGAACTTCAATGTCGTCAAGGATCATTAAGTCAGCGCGAGAACCGGTCAGTTGGCCTGTAATCCCGACAGACTTGACGGAAGGTGCTTGGTGGGGGGAACAAGAAACGTCGAAGCTGATTCGCGACCAACGAGAGTCGTCGCCTTTGGGCTGTAAATGCTTTAACCATGGTGTTTCAATAATTAACTTTTGTAGAAAGATAGACATGTTATCTGCACGTTCTTTAGATGCAGAGATAATCATTATCTTTTTTTCGGGGTTATTAAAGAGAGTCCACAGAACAAAAGCACCAGTAATCCAGCTCTTACCAACTCCCCGAAATGCTTGGATCTGTAAACGCTTTGGACCATGTTGAAGGTAATCAGCAATTGCATATTGGGCACGTGTAGGATTTGGTAGGTCGAGTTCATTCCATAAAGCCTGTAAGAATAGCTTAAAATCGTCTTTAAGGAGGTCTAAAGTGTTCATAGGTACAATCTAGCGTAGAGTAGGTGAAAGGGTGGTTAGAGGGGCTTAGAGGGTCTATTGAGTAGTTATTAGTTCAGACACACCAAGTTCAGGTAAAGTAAATTTAATGGAACCAAAGTTCATAGATAGTTTACCACCACGTTCTTTAGCTTTAATAGAAGCTTGTCTTTTACGTTCAAATTCAGCTGCTTTCATTTCTGAAGTAACACCAAATACACGACCGCCTGTAATTTCATCAATAGCTTCACCATATTCTGGAATAATACCAAATAAACCTGGAGCATTTCTTGCAAAATTTTTACCTAGTCTAACAGCACTTTTACTAAAATCAAACGCTGATGCAAATTTTTTAGGTATATCAGTATCTTTAATTTCACTTGCAATCTGTTGAATACGTTCAATAGGCGTATCAGGTGCAAACGCTTCTGGATAACCAGCTCTTGTTAATACTTGACGTTGTGCTTGTACTTCAGGTGTAGCAGTAGTTTCTGCAAATCTTGCTTGTTGTTGTTCAACACTAGGTATAAGAACGTTAGCTTGTTCTTTAGCTGTACCAAGAATTAAACTTGTGTCTTTCCCTGCTTTTTCTGCAAGGTTTTGACCTGCTCGGTGTAAAACTGGAAAATCAGAACGTTGTTTAATACCAGTATCTGCAAAAGGAGTACCTTTAGCACCAGGTCTGCCTTGGTGTGCAAGTTCATCAAATTGACTTGCAGCGTTTAGATTAGAAATACCATCTCCAGGTTTAGCACCAGTAGCATCAAAGACACGTTTACGTGTTTCAAGCCAAGTATCTACTGGAGTTCTAATACCTAAATCTCCTCCAGTTCGGTTTGCTACAACATGATGTAAAGGAATCTTATTAATAACACCCCATTTTCTCATCAAAGTGTCTTCAGCTTTTCTAAGTGCAGAGATAAGCTGAGAATCTGGCATATCAGGTTTAGCTAAAACGTCTTGAAAGACTTCAGGATCCCAAGCAAAAGCAGCACCAAAACGTCTCCATTTTTTTAAACTGTTAATATCACCACTAGGTAGTTTAACACGATCGACTTGTGCTTGTCCTAAAGTGTCTAACCTTTCAACAATTCTTTGTCGTATAATTTCATATGCTACTTTTGTCTCTTTATCCATTAATTAATATACTCCATAATTAAGTGTTCACGGAGTTTATTAACTCCAAATTTGGCTCTCATCCATGATTGCCAATGGTTACTTCCTTTGTCCTGATTGCATCTGGTACATGCTGG